CAATATATACCATTAATAAATTAATATGATTTCATGCAAATCTTTTTAGACACCGCAGATACCTCTCTTATTGAAAAGCATTTTGAGACGGGACTGATTGATGGTGTGACAACAAACCCAACTCTCATTATGAAGAGTGGTAGAAATCCAGAAGATGTATATCAAACGATTAAAGATATTGGTGTACAAGATATTAGTATGGAAGTAGTGGGTGATGTTGATACAATGTATAATGAAGGTGCTAGACTTTATGATAAGTTTGGTCCTGTATGTACTGTTAAGGTTCCTTGCTCACCAGACGGTCTAAGAGTCTGTAAGAGACTTTCGGATCTGAATATAAGTGTTAATGTCACTTTGATATTTGACGCAGCACAGGCGATTCTGGCTTCTAAGGCAGGTGCTACTTATGTTTCACCTTTCGTAGGTAGATTGGATGACAATTCTATTACTGGATTAGACCTTATAAAATCCATTAGTGATATATACAACGTACAAGACGTACATCAAACTAAGATTCTTTCTGCATCTATTAGGGATGTAAAGAGTGTATCTCAATCTTTTGCTTATGGTGCTGGTGTTGTAACTATACCACCTGTAGTTTTTGAAAAGATGTACAACCATGTCTTAACCGATAAGGGTTTAGCTCAATTCGATAAAGACTGGACAGATGTTCAAAAACTAGTAGGAGGTTAACATGGGATTACCAGACAAAGCACAGAAAGCATTTGATAAAGTAGTTGAATGGGACAAAGCACTTATTAAAAAGTGTCAAGACAAGTTTGGATGGACTGATTATCAAGTAACTTGCATTGCTTTTGCTAAAGGATTCATCATAGGTGCTATTCTATTATGATTGATACTTCACCCAGTTCTATTAGAACATTTGCCATAATAGTACTGGGTGTGGTATGGTTCTTTTTGTTGAATCAACATCTTCGAGAGGGAGATGATAACTAAATAAAATTTTTAAATAAAAGGTAATGAATTTCACAGTTTATTCAAAAGATGGTTGCCCTTATTGCACAAAAGTTGTTCAGGTGTTAGAGTTGGCAAAGTTAAACCATGTTGTGTATAAGTTGGATGAAGACTTTAGTAGAGATGCATTCTATGGACAGTTTGGCCAAGGATCTACTTTTCCTCAAGTCGTCATTGATTCCACTAATCTTGGTGGATGTACAGAAACAGTTCAGTATTTAAAGGAGAAAAAATTAGTCTAATGAAAACTGATGACTTTGAAACTGTATACGATATGATAGAACACGCCCTTGAACTTGCGTATAAGGGTAAAATGCAATTAAAATTTTATGAGTTTTTAAAGTATCGTAAAACAAAAAAGAATGAAGTAGATGCTTTCCTTCAAAGTTCTACAGCAAATGAACTTGCTAATGAAGTGAGAGATTTACAAGAATACATTAAAGGAGGTTCAGACAATGATCATAAACAATTGCGTGAGGCTTATGGACATATTCCTAAACCTCAAGCAAGAAAAATAATGAATTACTTAGGAGGTATCCTTGAAGATGCAGTGAGGTATAGTCATGACAGAAGACCAGGAAGACGTAAAAAAGATTCTAAATAAAGACAAACCTCTGGAAATAAACAGGGGTGTTGAATTACTATTACGTAACAGGAGGAAGAAACTAAAGTCCAAAACTTTTCAGGTCAAGTTTTCTTTTTTTAACAGAGAGATTACTTTGTCACTGGACATTAAAAAAAAGTAACACTCTGGAGAAGCACATGGAAATGACCATAGTAACCTTAACTCTTACAACAGTAGTTTCGCTACTTGCATTATTAGTAGGAGGTATGATAGGATGGATGGCAAGACAACATTCATATGAAACTACTCCTCAAGTGGTGTATACTCATCCAGAAATGTTTGATGCGAATGGACAGTTAGTTCCCGATGAAATTTTAGCTCTAAGAATTGAAAACAATTATGACAACGACACCGAAGAAGACGACGACTAAATCATGGTCAGTGGAAAAACTTCCACCTAACCCTTTTATGTCTGAGATACTTGAAGTAGTACATAAGCAGAGATCAAAAGCAAAGAAGGTTGAAGTCCTTAGGCATTACAGATGCGATGCATTAACAGCAATTCTTATATGGAATTTTGATCCTAGTGTAGTCTCTGCATTACCTGAGGGTGATGTACCTTACAAACCTAATGAAGTACCTGAAGGAACTGATCACACTTCATTAAGAAGAGAGTGGAAGAACCTTTATCATTTTATTAAAGGTGGTAATGATGGTCTTAATGGATTACGTAGAGAATCTATGTTCGTTCAGATGCTTGAAGGACTTCATCCTAGAGAAGCAGATCTTATTTGTCTTATAAAAGATAAAATGCTTACTACAGTATATAAAGTTACCCTTGAACAGGTTAAGGAAGCTTATCCTGATATCGTGTGGGGTGATCGTACAAGACATCAATCATGACTATTAACGTTGGTGGTAAGGAAATAAAGAGGGGGGAGCAGCAAGTGACGGAAGCAAAAAAACCCGAACCTCCTTTCAAAGCATCTGATTATTCATGCGAAATTCTTCAAGAGAAAACAACTCTTGAGAAAGCAAATGATAAGACACTTCCTAGTGATGCATTTAATATAACATATATTGTTGAGGGTGAGACACGTTTAGATGTTACTCGTGCTGCTAAGATGGTTAATGTTTTTGATATGTATTGTGATAGGTATGGGAAAGGTGCTGTTCAAAAAATTGAGTTTGGTCATGGGACAGTAAACCCTTCTATGTGGGGGTATAAAAAACCAGAAAAGAAAGCGAGGAAAAAAAGATGAGTGAATTAACGGATGAACAATTAAGGGCTCAGATAGAGGAACTTATTAGAGATGAGATTCAGGAAGGGATAAATGAGTATCTTGATGAGCAAGAAAAGAATCCTCCTGATGAGAAGTCTCTTGGTTTTGCAAAGACAGAAGAAGAAGTTAAAGAATTAAAAGTTAATATATTAAACTCTGAAGTAGATAAACTTCTTAAAGAGTATAAGAAGATTAAGAGAAGTCAGAAGTCTAACTTTTCCCAGATAAAAAAATTGGGTTTACTTGATAAGGACGGAAGGCCGCTATGAGATTAGGCGTAATGTGTTCTGGAAATGGTACAAATTTTGAGAACATTGTGCGTACTTGTAATAAGGATGAAGTTGTGTTAATGATTCACAACAAAAAGAAATGTGGTGCAGTTAAGAGAGCAGCAAAGTTTGGTGTTCCTCATTGTTATGTTAATGCCAAAGAGGAAGATCAAATGATTAAACTCTTTGAATCATGGAGAGTGGATCTTATTGTCCTTGCTGGATATATGAGAGTGATTAAAAATCCTGCTGCTTTCCCTGCTCCTATCATTAATGTTCATCCTTCATTACTTCCTAAGTACAAAGGATTACATGCTGTTGAACAAGCAATGGAATCGGGTGATGAGTTCACTGGATGTACAGTACACTATGTTAATGAAGAGTTAGATGGTGGAGAAATAATTCTCCAAAAAGAAGTACCTATTTTACCTGAAGATAGTGTAGAATCATTAACAAAAGCTATTCAAAGAATGGAATATGCTATACTACCAGCAGCAATAGAACATGTTAAGAGTACTTTACCGATTGGTTTATTGGACTATGTTAAGCACTAATTATCGTTTAGAACTCACAGATATTTGTTGTAGAATGATTACAACAGATGGTGAGGTCACATTAGATGAAAGAATCTGGATGAAAAAGTTATGTGAGAATAATCCACAAGCAAAGAAGATTCGTGACGATTTATTAAAAGAATATAAAACTGTATCCTAAAATACAAAACTACTTGACTATATAATATACATGTGTTAATATGCACATATCGTTCATCCCCTATTAAGGAGACGCAAGTAAGCCGACTCGGAACGGAATCGTTCATCCTCTTCGGAGGACGCAAAAGCCGACTGAAGGAACGGGGTCTAATCCACCCTACCTAAGGTAAAGCCAATGGCAAAAGTCAACTACCGTGGTGTCGAGTATGACACCGATGAGTACAACAAAAGAGTACTCGCTGAAGCAGCTCAGCACAGAAACCATGATCTAATGTATCGTGGTATTAGAGTAGAACGTAAGTTCGCATCTAAGAGTTGAGTACCAAACTTACTTGGTTAATAAGAGAGGGGTAGACACCCCTCTTTTTTTGTATTATAATTAGTGGGAAAGAGAATCATATGAACAAAGCAAAACTAAAAGTTTTAGTTAGAGCTCTTAAAGAGATTGTAGAAGAATTAGAATCAGAAATTTATTCTGATATAGATTCATACAAGTATGAGAACTATGAACAACTATCACCACCTACAGTTGACTATGATGAAGTTTTTGAGGATGATGACGGATGAGTAAGATTGATACACAAGGAATGAGTCTTCCTGCTGATCCTAATTACAAAGGAAAAATACAGGAACATAAACCTATGATGATCTATCCTCGTAGGTTACATACTCCAGAGATGGTTAAGGAGTTGAAGATACTTATTAATGAAGTATTAGATGAGAGGGATGGTAAGAGAGGTAGATCATATTTTGATAGTGAAAAGTTTAAACATCGTATTAATGAACCTGAACCACCTTATGAGGAATGGATATGAACGTTAAATTAGTAAGTGTAACCCCTGATGCTGAAAAAACAATGGGGTATGTGGCTCGTGTCAGTAACCCTAATAATCAGGACAATCCTAAGGTTGCTGGTCTTTTATCCTACTGTATCAAACATGGGCATTGGAGCGTCTTTGAGCAAGCACACATGACGGTAGAGATTGAAACTACCAGAGGTCTTGCTGCACAGGTACTTAGACATAGATCTTTTACTTTTCAAGAGTTTTCTCAAAGGTATGCTGATGTATCTTACATTAGGGAAGATATACCTCTACCTGAGTTACGTCGTCAAGATGATAAGAATAGACAGAATAGTATTGATGATGTAGATCCAGAAAAAGTTGAGCAGTTTAATAAAGAAATGAGAGCACACTTTGATCATTCTATTGATCTTTATAAGAAGATGCTTCATGCTGGTATTGCAAAGGAGTGTGCAAGATTTGTACTTCCATTAGCGACACCAACCAGAATTTATATGACTGGTTCAGTAAGATCATGGATTCATTATATTGATTTGCGATCTGCTCATGGTACTCAGAAGGAGCACATGGAACTTGTAGAGAATGTAAGATCTGTTTTCAAAGAACAGTTTCCTATAGTTTCCCAAGCACTTGACTGGGTTTAATAAATAACCGTAAACACTATTAAGATTTGTATGGCTACGTACCCTGTTATTAATCAGCAAACTGGTGAGCAGAAAGAAGTTGTGATGAGTGTTCATTCATGGACTCAGTGGTGTGAGGATAATCCTGATTGGAGTCGAGATTATTCAGATCCTTCTACTATGCCTGGTTTGGGAATTGAAGTTGGTGAATGGAGAGATAAACTTGTTAATAAAAATCCTGGATGGGGTGAAGTATTGAAAAAATCTGAAAAAGCAGGAGGTATTTCTGCACGATTAGCAGGTAGAGGATCTTATGAGTCCTCAACTCAGTCCGTAATGCCCGACCCTGAATAACATGCCAGTAAAGCAAAAAAGAAAAACCCTTATGGGTGCAGGATTATCAGCAAAGCAAATGAAAAGAAAGAAACCAATAAATTCAGACTTGATGAGGAATGTAGAAACTCTCACTCCAAATCAAGAATTATTATTTAATTCGTATGACAAGGGGCAAAACCTAGTTGCATATGGATGTGCTGGTACAGGTAAGACATTTATCACACTTTATAAAGCTCTGGTAGATGTATTAGATCCAAAGACACCTTACGAAAAAATATATATCGTTAGGTCTCTTGTCGCAACAAGAGAAATTGGATTCCTACCAGGTGATCATGAGGATAAGTCTTCTCTATACCAGATACCATATAAGAATATGGTAAAGTATATGTTTGAGATGCCTAGTGAAGCAGACTTTGAAATGCTTTACGGAAATCTTAAAACACAGGGAACTATATCCTTCTGGAGTACTTCATTTATACGTGGTACAACTCTTGATAAGGCAATTGTTATTGTTGATGAATTTCAAAACTTGAATTTTCACGAACTTGATAGTATAATAACAAGAGTTGGTCAAGATTCTAAGATTATGTTTTGTGGTGATGCCACTCAGACAGATCTTATTAAGACTAATGAACGGAATGGTGTGATTGATTTCATGAATATTCTTCGTGCAATGCCCTCAGTAGATATTATTGAGTTTACTATCGAAGATATTGTTCGTTCTGGATTTGTTAAAGAGTATCTTATTGCTAAATTGGAAACAAGTTTATGAGTTTTACCCATTGTAATTTTTTAGGTGATCTTGAATTAATAAAAAAAGATACTCCAGGATGTAGATTGTATGAACTCCCTGATGGTCAGTGGGTTCCTTCAATCACCTCTGTAACTTCCTTCTATAATCGACAAGTTTTTGTTGAGTGGAGAAAGAGAATCGGAGAAAAAAAAGCAAACGCAATTACTAAGAAAGCAACAACCCGTGGGACAGATTTTCACGAAGCTGCTCAAGCATATTTGGAAAATAGAGATTTGGTCTGGGAG